GTCGTGTCGCGGCGGAAGTCGTCGGCGTCGAACTCGGTGGTCGTCTGGTACTTCGTGCCAGTGACCGAGAACTCGATCCGCTTGTGCGTGGTCATGCCGCGCTGCCCGTTCCAGACCTGCATGCCGGGCACGTCCGTGAGGAACGTGTACTTCTCGGTCTCCTGCGTGCCCTGGAACTGCGTCGCGACGAGCGGCATCCACGAGGACGCCGTGCGCTCTTCGAGCATCTTGAAGAACGCGCCAGTGACTGCCTTGCTGGACAGTCCCTTGAGGTTGAGAACCATTGGATTGTTTCCGTGTGTAGAGGGTTGAGGTGGTTCGGTGGAGTGCTGTCAGGTTCGAGCTACAGCGCCAGCTTGGCCTTGCGGTAGCCCTTCTCGTTCCGCTTGAACGACAGGTAGATGTCGACGGTCTTGAACTCGGCGCGGAGTTCGGCGCTGGCCGCGAAGTCCGCGCGCCACTTCGCCTCGCCCTCGGGCATCACCGTGGGCTCGCTCGTGGTCGTGTTGCCGAGCGCGGCCGGGTCCTGGGCGGGCGGCGTCAGCCGGGTGCGCGCGTCGGCCAGCAGCGCGCGCACGGCGTCCGCGTCGCTGGTGCCCTTCTCGACCAGTTCGCCGAGCAGCTTGATCTGCACGCCCGACCCTTCCTTGAGGATCGCGTTCACGCGCGCGCGCTCGGCGGCGATGCCGGCCTCGCGGCCACGCGCCTCGGCGGCCTGCTCCTTCGCCGTCAGTTCCTCGGCGGTGAACGTCTGCGCCTGCGGCGGCGCAACCTGCGGCGCGGATACCGGCGCCGCTGCGGTCGTGGCCGGAACGTCCGGCTGCCTCTCGGTCTTGGTCATTGTGAAAGACACCTCGCCGACCTCGGCGAACGCCTCGGTCGTGGTTTCGTCGTCTGCGCCCAGCACGGTCAGCGTCAGTTCGCGCATCTTCCACTCGCGGAAGATCACGCACGGGCCGGTCACCGTCTGGCCGTTGACTTGCGCTTCCTCGCCTTGGTCGAGTTCCTGCACGCGCGTCGGCACGGCCATCAGGCTCGCCTGGAACGGGAAGCCCTCGCCGCTCTCTGACAGCACCTGCGCCGACAGCTCGTTCTTGAGCATGCGCCCGCTGGCCTCGATGCCGCGCGACGTGCGCTCGACCTTCGTGCTGTAGCCGAGCCGTTGCTCTGGGACATGGTCCAGCAGCAGCGCCAACCGCTGCGAGAACTTCGCGCCGTCCAGGTCGAGCACGAGGTCGCCCCACCACCGTTGCATGACCTTGCCCGTGTTCGCGAGCATGCGCCACTCGCGGCGGACGGTGGGTTGCTGTGGGTCGCTGGGCGCAAGCAACTCGAACGTGACGCAGTCGCGCACGTAGCACGCAGTCCTTGGCGCGGTCTTGGGAATCGCTGTGGTGCTCATTCGGCTTGCTCCTCGGTCTCGTCGGCCTCTTCGGATTGCTCGGGCTCCTCGGGCTCCTCCGGGTCCGGCTGTGCGTCGTCCGGGCCACCGCTGCCGCCGGCTGCGCCGGGCTGCGGCATGCTGACAGCCGATTCCACACGCTCGGCTCGCTCGCGCGTCAGGGTGCCAGGAGCGAGGCCGTATGCCTTCTCGGCCTCCGCGACGAAGCGCAGGAACCGGGCCCGCGCCAGCACCACCTCCTCGGCGTCGTGACCGGCGCGCGCCGCCTCGTCGTACGGCGTCGACAGGTTGGCATCGATCGCCATGCGCGCGCTGTCGATCTCCTTCGTGGGATCGACCCAGCCGTAGCTGGGCGGCACCCAGCGGTGAGCGAGGAACGCGTCGACGTTGTCCTCGAAGCCGCGCGGCTTCGCCAGCCGGCCAGCGGCCACGGCGGCCAAGATGACGTTGCGGAACCACGGCCGAGCCACCTGTCGCACCAGCAGCGCCCGCGCGTGGTCGAACGCGCGCCGGCACTCCAGCAGCAGCGCACGGGCGCTGCTGTAGTTCAGCGTGCCGAAGTCCTTCGTCACCAGTTCGTACGCGAGGCCGGGCGCAGCCCAGATCGCGCGCAGCATGCGCGTCACGAACGGATCGAACTGCGTGCCGGGGCGCTGCGGCGTGAACGGCGTGATGGACTCACCCGGTTGCAGATACTCGACCGACACGCCCTCAATGGTCTCGGTCCACTCGGGCCGGTCGGCCGAGTTCGTGGACTGCGTGAACTGCGACAGGTCCGGCGGCCGGTTGACCACCATCGCGACGTTGCTGTTGGCGCGCGCTGCGATCAGTTCGCTGTTGAGGTAGTGGCGCAGGTGGTGCGCGTAGCCGATCGACGCAGCCAGCCACGGCACGCCGCGCGTCTGCCCAGGCCGTTCGCGCATGAAGCAGTGCTGCACCACGCTGTAGAGGCCATCGACCGCCGGCAGCTTGAGGATGTCCGTGCTGATTGCGCCGCCGAACTGACCGATCTCGGTCGGATGCACCTTCCACACGTGGTAGGCCACCGGCCTGCCCATCGCGTCGATCTCCACGCCGCCGCGCAGCGTCTGCGTGTCGGCCTTGCTCGGCGACTCCAGCCGGTCGCTGTCGATCATCTCGCAGCGCACCTCGGTCCCGTCCTTCACGAGATGCGTCAGCGCCTCGCCGTCGATCATCAACGACCGCGCGCACACGCGCAGTACGTCGGCGGCCCAGGTGCCTTGCCCGGTTGCGTCGCCGACGTTGTCCGACCACCGCGTGAACTCGGCCTCGCAGTCAGTGCGCCACTGCTCGCACTGCTGCTCGGTCAGCCCGGTCTGCTCCGGCGTGCAGGTGCTCTGCACGGCCAGCCCCTTGCCGATCACGTTCTCCTCGAACACGCGAACGCCGGCCGCGCCGTGCGCATCGTTGCGCACCAGTTCGCGCGCGCGATCGACCATCGCCTGCCGGTCGCGCAGGATCATCACGTCGGCGCTGCCGGACTTGGCGCGCGTCCGCGTCGCACTGACCCGCGCGGCGTCGTAGCTCAGCAGCTGCGCCGTGCGCATGCGGGCCTCGACACGCCGCTGCTGAGCGGCTGGCGCGAACACGCCCAGCACGGTGTCGACGGCCCGCGCGAGCACTCCCCCCGTGCGCTCGTAGGCCAGTCCTGTGTCGGTGCGCTTCATGCATCGAACTCCACGCGCGACCGGCGGAACCCGCTGGCTCGCGCCTCACGCGTCTGTCGTGCGGACTCCAGCTTCAGCAGGTCGTCGACGCTGCGCCGCGTGACCGACAGCCCGTCCGGCTGCGTGTAGCTCGCCACGTCCGGTGCCTCGTCGATCGCTGCCGTCAGCGCCGCGCTGGCGCTCTCGCCCACGGCCTCGTCGGCCGCCACGGTGGACGTGTTCAGCACGGCAGGATCGTTGAGCTCGATCAGCAACTCGCTCGCGTCGTAGCCGATCCGGTACGCGGCCTCGGCCCCGTAGTGGATCCGCGACGCCCCACGCTCGACCTCGTGCAGGGTCGGCGACCACTCGATCACGCGCACGCGGTCGTCGTCCTCGGCCAGTTGCAGCGCCGCCGCGCGCATGGTTTCGCGGGCCGATGCGACGAGATGGGTGCTCTGTCCGCGCGGCGACCCTGGAGTGCTGACGTGCTTCGGGATCTGCATCAGCACGGTGCCGAGCGCCGGACCGTCCGATCGCGTCGTCAGGATGTCGCGCAGCGCATCGAGAACGACCGGCAGCTTGGTCGCTCCTGCCGCCGCCGTCGCGTCGGTGATGCAGTCGTTGTCGCCGATCATCAGCAACAGACCGACGCAGTCAGCCCGGCGACCCAGGTCGCGGATCACCGACGCGCAGCAGTCGTTCCAGGCCGCTTCGAGCGCGGGCAGCAGGTCGTTGCTCGCCGGGTCGTACGAGCCCGCCGCCCCAGCCTTCCACGCCTCGTCGCTGATGGTCGCTCCCGACTTCGAGAACTTGAAGACCAGCACGCCGTTCGTCCAGTGCTCGTGCAGCGCCTTCAGCATCGTCACTTCCGGGCCCATCGTGCCCGGCGTCGCTGGCACCTCCGGCAGCGTGGTCGAGTTCGTGACGGCGTAGTACAGCTCGACCATGTAGGTCTGGCCGTTGTAGATGTACTCGCCAGCACGGATGTAGCCGGGACTGCTGCCGATGATCGACTCCTGCATCGACAGCACCGCATGGAACGGGTCAATGGTCGAGCCCTGCGAGTCGGTGACCATCGCGACCACTGACAGCGGAGTCCCTGGATCCGCAGTGGGTTCGTTGGCGGACCACGCCGCCCAGATCGCCGTCCAGCGCACGCCGGCCTCGACGTAGTCCTGCAGCCGGTAGTACTTCCAGTCGCTCGGCACGAACGCGACCATCGCCGTCGCGGCACCCGGATGGGCCCATTGCATGTCGAGCACCACGACGTTGTCGTGCGTGGCGGCGACGTACTTGTTCACGCTGCGCGCGTACGTCGCGCCCGATGGCGACGTGGTGCTGTAGACCTCGGAGTGGTGGCTGACGATCCCGATCAGCGGATCGGGCCCGAACGAAGCCCTGATGTTCGCGATCAACGCGATCAGGTCGGTCTGGTAGTCGACATTGCCCGAGACGATGTCCTCCAGCGACGAGTCGATGATGATGTACTGAACGTCCAGCACGTCGCCGTCTTGCGTCGCCGCCGCCTGCGCGCAGGCGAACTCCTGCATGTAGTACGACAGCCAAGCCGTGTTCATGATGCCGGTATCCGGCCCGGCACCAGCCAACTTGATGAAGTGGAACCACGGCGCGTTCGGGTACATCTCCCACAGGCACTGCATCAGCATCGTGCACGGCGTGACGCCGCCGCCGAACTCATACCAGTTGTCGCCGTTCGTGTTGGGCACAATCGGCGTGAAGATCATCGACGGGGCGGTGCTGTCGCCGTGCCAGTAGACGACCCACGCGCCGCGCACCTCGAAGCCGCTGGCAGTCGGCGGCGTGCTCCAGTCCTCGGTCACGGTGATCGTGTCGGCCGTGTTGCTGGCGATGTACCGGATCTGCCCATCGCCAACGCCGCTCGTGATGACGACGCGCCGCCCGGTCAGCGTGTCCACGCCCCAGCCAGGCGACGGTGCGACGGTCAGCGTGTTCGCGCCGGCACTCGTCGACGTGCCGGTCTTGAACTTGAACACGCCGTTCCAGTACGGCGCGAACTGCGGAGCGACCCCTGGCAAGCCCGTGGCGATCTCGCACGGCACGGTGCGCGAGAACTTCGGCCATCGCATCGCGACGCCGTGGAACGCCTCCTGGTAGGCAGCCGTGCTCAACTCGGTGCGGCCACGATCGCCGATCACGCCGCCGTTCATGCTCGCGCCAAGGCCGAAGAACAGGAACGTCGGGACCGTTGCCACGGGCCGCGAGTCTGCCACCGACCAGCGGGGCCGTGCAGACAGCGAGTCAGTCTCGCTGAACTCAGAGCAGCGGCATCCGGTCAGCGGGACGCGGTCGCCTGTGCTGCTGACTGGCCGCTACGGGAGCGCGCGAAAGCTCCGGCGCGGCCACCGGAACAGCGTCCGGCGTGCCGGTCGTCTGCGCCCAGCGCACGGAGTCCGCGCCGAGTTCCCACGACAGGAACTTCCGCTTGCAGCCCTGGCAGGAGTGGTACCGTTTCCGGCCCTTCCGCCCGGTGGTGGTCGGCTTCGGCGCGTCGCAGTGCGGGCAACGCACGGGCACGAACGGGACGATCCGAAGCTGGTCGGCCATCACTCACCCAGCAGCGGCATGCCCGGCCGCCGTCCGCGTCGCCGTTCCGCCGTCCGCGTCGATGCGCGCGCCTGCGCTGCCGCAGCCGGCGCGACCGGCGGCGCGCTGCGCAGCGTGTCGACGCGCAGCATGCGCGCCGCCGCCGCGTTGTAGACCAGCAGGTCCCAAGCCTCGTTCCGCTTGTGCCCTGGACGCAGCACCCAGCGCGCCCGCTCCACGTTGCCGCTGCGCTCGACCACCTTGTGCTCGCTGACGAACTGCGCTAGCACCTCGGCCGGCAGATCGGCCGGCAGGTGGATCCGCCCAGCCCGCGTGTTCGGCTGGCCGATCGCGCGCCACAGCCGCGAGGCGACCGTGTCCTTGAACAGCCCGACGTTGACCGTCCAAACGGTCATCGACACCGGCAGCACAGCGCCCGTGCCAGGGTGCCTGTCGAGCTTCACGGTCGAAAACGGTACCGGGCCCGCGCGCTCGACGCCCGCGATCATGCGCGTGGTCGGATGGTGCACGCGGCAGAAGTCGATCACCTCGTCGCGGCGGAACCGCGAGTCCACCAGCACCTTCGTGACCGGCAGCTGCTTCGGCCCGTACGTGTTCCGCAGCAGCACGTCGGCCACCTCCTGCCACGAGCGCGCCCTGCCGCACGCGATCACCCAGCTTTCCTCGTCGGTCCCCCAGCCGACGATCTGCCACGCCATGTAGTCCTTCTGCACGTCCACGGCCGCGCTCAACACGACCACCGCGTCGGGCACCTCGAAGCTCTTGCGCCGCGCGTCGACGCAGGCCGCGATGGCGTCGTCGGACATCGCTTCGACCCGTTCCTCCCAGGTCTCGGCCAGCCACGAGTTCGTGAAGTTCATCGCGCGCGACGGCTCGTCCTTGCTGCGCAGGTATTGCGCGGCGATCCGCCACCACGTGACCCACGGCGAGTAAGCCGCCCAGATCGAGTAGCTGCGATGCTCGGTGCGGTCCTCCGCGCCCTCGCCGCCGATCCACGCCGCCACGTCGCGCCCGGCCGGGACCCAGACGCCGCGCTGCACCATCGCGAGCTTGTGCGAGTCCGTGATCCGCTCGCCGCACCACTGGCACGCGTACCACGCCGCGCGCGCCGCGCGCATCGCCTTGGCTGTGCCGTACCGCTCGTGGTCCCACTTCACGTTCGCCCACTCGAACAGGATCCACGCGCCGCAGTGCGGGCAGGGAACGTGGTAGCGGCGCTGGTCGCCGTCCGCGAACTCGCGCGCGATGAGCCCGCTCGGCAGGTGCGGCGTCGAGGCCAGCACGATCAGGTGGTCGTAGAACGTGCGCGTGCGCTCGATGACAAGCTCCAGCGGGCTCGCCTCGGTGCCCGACCAGCGCGGCCACTTCTCGGTCTCGTCGCCGATCACGCAGCCGACCGGCACGCTGGCGAGGTCGGCCGGCGACTGCGCGCTGCGCAGGTAGACGACCGAGCGGCGGAACACGATCTCGCCCTGTCGGATGTCAGCGTGGCGCTCGGTCGCTTCCGCTTGCAGTGCCGGCGACGCGCGCACCATCGGCTTGATGCGCCGCTCCAGCGCCATGCGCGCGTCCACCTTGCGCGGCACGACGAGCATGACCGGGCGCGGGTCCTGGTGCACGAAGTAGCCAATCAGGTTGTTCCCGGCCTCCGACTTGCCGATCTGCGTGCCGGCCATCACCGTGCAGCGCCGGACCCACCGGGTCGTGCCGCTGTCCATCCACTCGCGGGCGTGCGGAACGCGCGACGTGCGCCACGGTCCGGGCTCGCTGGAGAACAGCGGGTCCAGCACGCGGTGCTCGTCGGCCCAGTCGCTAACCGACAGCCGCCTCGGCTGGCGGAAGTTCGTCAAGATCGCTGGGTCGCGCAGCAGCGGTGGCGGTTTCGGTTTCGCCCTCGGCATCGTTCAAGCTCCCGGTGGTCATCAGGTCCAGCCCGCGCTCGAAGCCGGCGAGGATGTCGTCGACCTCGGCTTGCAACGCTTGCTCGATCGCGAACTCGCTCGGCGCACCGAGCAGCCGCGACGACATCTTGCGGACGTGTTCGTTCAGGCGCTGCCGCACCACGAGGCACGCGCGGCCGGCGAACTCGACCACCTCGCGACGCGGCACCAGTTCGCCCAGCTTCTCGGAGACCGCGATGCGCGACGCGATCGCGAGGTACTTCGCGCG